GCACACGACCAACATGACTAGCGTGTCTATGCAGCAGAACGTGTTTCACAAGTACCTGCCAACGGAGTTAAAGGAAGCCAAGCGCAGCAAACACACTCAGGTAAGCTGGACGCAAAAGAACGGTTTTTCGGACAATACCGCCGTCTACAATGGCAACCAGATCTGGTTTCTTAACTACAGCCAGGACATTAAGGTCGTGGAAGGTGGCGAAGTAGACTTTGTCTGGTGCGATGAGCTTGTGCCAGCCGACTGGCTAGAAACGCTTAAGTACCGCTTGATTACCCGCAACGGAAAGCTGCTAGTGACGTTTACTCCGATCCTTGGCTACACGCAGACTGTGAAGGAGTTTATCTCTACTAGCCGGATTAAAACCTGGAAAGAGAGCGAGCTTCTTCCTCACAACAACGTGATCGGTGTACCCAGAGGACACATGCCTTACACGGCTGAAGGTGTGTTTGGAAAACACGCTTGCATCTGGTTTCACTCAAAGCTGAACCCGTACAACAACTGGGAGCGGATGACGCAGACATTAAAAGGACGCAGCACGCATGACGTTAAAATTCGCGCTTATGGCTGGGCAGAACAAACTGCTGGCAGTCAATTTCCCATGTTTGGTGAAAGGAACGTGTTCACAGATAGTGTTACGGAACGCTGCCCTGAAGGGACAAACTACATGGTGGCTGATCCTGCCGGCGCCCGAAACTGGTTTATGCTTTGGGCCAGGGTCGATAAACATGGTACGGTTTGGGTCTACAGGGAATGGCCAGATCAAAGCTATGGCGAATGGTGTCTTCCAAGCGATAAGGCTGACGGCAGGCCCGGGCCTGCACAGAGAAGTGGAGCAGGCAAAGGCATTAACGAGTACACGGAGCTAGTTTGGTCGCTAGAAACGCATCAAGACAAGCGTGAAGAGATCGCAGAACGCTACATTGATCCGCGTAGTGCTGGCACTGAAACCACAAGCAAAGAAGGCGGATTGACACTTTTAGATCTTCTTTTAAGTGCAACCGAGCCTCTTTATTTTCTACCAGCAGTTAGTGTGTCTGTAGATGAGCGCGTTTTAATCATCAACGATTTGCTGTGCTATAATAAAGAAGCAGACGTTGATATTGAAAAAAACCATCCACGGCTTATGGTTCATCACAGCTGTCAGAACCTTATTTACTCTTTAAGGGAATGGACTGGACACGACGGTCAGAAAGGCGCGGCTAAAGATCCGATTGACGCACTGGGCTATCTTGTGGTAATGCAACCTAGTCACACGCCGTTATCCAACAACCAGTGGCAAAAGTTTAATAAGTGCGGGAGTTATTAAAGGATATGTACAATAGCAACACTGATGTTCTGGCGATTGCCTCAAAAAATCCACACGTTGGAGAGCTTTTGAGCGAATACAATCGTGCAATGATCAACTCCAGCCAGGGTAATCTGGTTACCAAGTTTGATAATATCCGCTTCTGCCGGTGGGCTGGACAGACGGATGACGGCAAAAAACACTCTGAAAACCGTTCTGAAGGCGATCCTGCTTGGCCATTTGAAGGAGCTTCTGACGTTCGCACCCGGTTGATTGACTCAACCTGTAACGAGTTAACTGCTTTGCTTGTAGGAGCTTTTCAGAAAGCTGAGATTAAAGCTATTGGCAACGAGCTTAGTGACGCTCCAATTAGCTCTGTTGGCACAACACTGCTGCGTTGGATTCGTGACTGTAAGCTGCCTCAACAGCTTTACAAAGAGGCAACTTTGGGCGCTCAATACGCGCTTCAGTACGGATGGAGTGCTTTCTTTGTAGGCTGGCAGCAGAACATTAGCGTTCGCACCCAGGACATTTCGCTGGATCAAATCATGCAGTTGGCCCAGCAATCTGGAAGCCAAATAATGCTGGAGCTGCCGCAGTTAATTGCAACTGCTCCTGAGCAAGCTGCTGAAATTCTTCAGGCTGCTATTCCGTCAATTAAGGCATCAGATGCCAAACGCATGGTTCGTGAACTTGCCAAAACCGGCAACACGACAATGGATGAGGAGTACGTTAGCCGTAATCTTCCTGAGATTGTTGCGCTAAAACCTTGGGATGAGATTATTTTTCCGCCTGAAACAGCAGATCTTCAACGGTCCCGCGTGATTTTTCGCAGGACTTGGATGTCTGAAGTGGAGTTGCGCGAAAAGATTACCACTGAAGGCTGGAATCCTGACTGGGTAGAACGTTCTTTGCAGCAGCTTGGCAAATCAAGCAGCTACTACAACATCAACCTGCTGCCGACAACTACCATGATGGTTTACAACGGTGTAAACTACATGAACATGGTGGAGATTGTTTACTGCTACACCAAAAGCCTAGATGGAGACGCTCCAGCAATCTTTTACACTGTCATTTGCCCACAGGCAGCCTCAAATAGAACGTCAGATTCTTCATCTTGGGCAATCCACGAGCGGCTTGATTATGCTCATGGCGAGTATCCGTTTGTTGAGTTTAGACGGGAACAGATTCGACGCGCGATCACTGACACTCGCGGGATACCGGAGTTGGCAACTACGGATCAGGACGAAATCAAAGCCCAGCATGACTCTATTCGAGATCACACGGCATTTTCGACGCTGCCCCCGATCAAAGTTGTTAAACGAGTCGGAGCCATCAATAAGATCGGTCCAGGCGTGTCGCTTCCGGTAACCAATCAGAACGATTACACGTTCATGGAACCGCCGGCGCGGGAACCTACCGTAGCGTTTAACTTAATCCAGCGCGTTGAACAACAGCACGCAGCATACTTTGGCACTACCAACGGCAACGTGCCTCCAATGGTCACGCAGATGCTTCAGCAGGCACTAGTAAACTCATGGTTGCTGTCTTGGCGCTCTGTGTTTCGGCAGATGTTCTCTTTGTGCTGCCAGTACATGGACCCACAGGAAATTCAACGAATTACCGGAGGGCAACTACCTACTAATCTGTCTGAAATCCACAACGAATTTGACATCAATGTCCGATTTGACGTGATGAACATGGACAAGGAATACATCGCGCAAAAGGTGGATTTTTTGACCAAGATTAAGCAGATGGACACTGGTGGTGTGCTTAACGCAAACCGGATTACGGAGATGCTTATTCAAGCAATTGCTCCTGAGATGGCTAGCGAACTTATTCTTGATCAAGCTCAAGCATCGCAAAAGATGTTTAAGGACGTGCAGACTGACATTGGCATGATGCTGCTTGGCAACGAAGCGTTGTATCAGGAGAAAGATCCGGCCGCACAGACAAAGCTACAGTTTGCTCAGCAGGTTATTCAGAGTAATCAGAAAGCGCAGCAGGCGCTTCAGGGAGATCAGAACTTTCAGGCTCTGTTCCAGAACTATGTAAAGAACTTGCAGATGAGCATTACGCAGCAGCAGAACGCTCAAATTGGCAGACTTGGAGTAACTCCAATGCAGCAACAACCTGGACAATGACACAAAAAGAACGCGCAGCTTACGGCTTTGCCGGGAAAAACCACATCTGGGATCAAGTAATTGAAACCATTCAACAGATGCAGGAACAGCTTTGGATGTCAGCCGTTGGAAACAACAACAAAGGCGAAGACCGGATTCACGCTTGCGGTCAAGCTGACGGAGTTAATTTAATATATTCAACACTTTTAACACTAAGACAAGAGGCATTAAGATTAAATTGCTTGACTGACGAAAAAGATTTGGCATAACGCTAACAACGGGCCTTCCAGCGTTACTGGATTGTATTAATAAGGAACTTGCAACCTTAACTGCATGAACGAAAACGAAGTACAGCCTGATTCCGGTAATCAGGAGGCAGAATCAAATACCGTTGCTCAGAAACTCGGTTTAATGGATGAAAGGGATCTTAGTCATCTCTTAAAATCCAGCTTCCTTGACGAGGAGGAGGTAGCTCCGACCACACAGGAGCAGGTATCGCAAGAAGCGGCGGATTCCTCTGGCGAGGACGATCAACAGGCTGACGACGATTCCGAACATCACGAAACTGGCACTTTGACCAGGGGCGTCCAAAAGCGCATCAACAAATTAGTTGCTGCAAAAAAGGCGGCCCAGGCCGAATTGGAAGCGCATAAAGCGCGTTTGAACGAGCTTCACAATGAACTTCAGGCTGCAAAGTCTTCCGTTCCAGTAAAGCATCAAGACCCAAGTGATTTTGCAGACTCACTTAATACCTTTGAACAGGTAAAAAGTGAATACGACAAAGCAATTGAAGTCTTGTTGTGGTGTGAAGACAACCTAGATGGAGGAGTGATTACGTTACCTAATGGAACGGAACACGAACTCTCAGACAGGGACGTTCGAGCAATGAAGCGCACAGCAATGAAGCGTTCTGCTGTTGAAATTCCTGCGAGGCTTAATTACCTGCAACAACAGGCACAAGCAGATTCTCAGGTGGTAGCAGACTTTCCTTGGTGGGGAAAACAGGAGACTGAAGAGTTTCAAGTAGCTCAACAGATCATCCGTGATTTCCCAGAGCTTAAAAAGCGCAGAGCAGATTGGAAGCATTTAGCTGGCTTGATGGTACTTGGCGCAAAATCTTATGCTGAATCTAAAGCGAAGGGAAGAACCCAACAGCAGCCGATTCGCAGAGCGCCGGCACAACCAGGCTCAGGTAAAGCTCCGCTTGCTCGCGCATCCAATGGAGATCAATCAAGTGCTAAACGCCAGTTTGCAAAAACTGGTGGCAGTCGCGATGGTTTAACTGACCTAGTAAAAGCAATGAACTTTGTTTAGTTCACGCAGTAAAAACGCAGTAACTCTCTTAAATTATGGCTTCTCTAACTGAACCAAACCTCTCCGGTCGCGGTAAACGCGAAGACTTGATGGACATGATTGCCTTGGTTGACGCCAAGGACACGCCCTTCACGTCGATGGCAAAAAAAGGCTCCAAACCTGGCAATATGTACTTCCGTTGGCAGTCCGACAGCTTGCCTGCTCCTCAAGTTGGCGGCGTACCGGACGGTTTGGACGTAAACCTTACAACCGGCGTTAGCAACTATGTTGTTGGCTATCGTTCTGAGTTGGCTAACTACGCTCAGATCTATCGTCGCGCAGTCCGTGTTTCCAAACTCACCCAGGACATCGCTGATGTTGCTGGCGTGCGTGACGAGCTGGCTGACAACGTCGCCAAAGCAATCACCGGCATCAAGCGCGACATGGAAGTCACCATGACTTCTAATCAGGTTTCCCAGCTTGATACTGGCGACCAGACAACGGCTTACCGCACAGCCGGCGCGCAGACTTGGATCAGCAATGCTGGTACTGGCACGCCTACTCCCGGGGATATTCCTTCCATCTTCCGTACTCCTACGACTTCTATCGTTGGGACGGGAACTGCGCTTGGAACGTCTTTGACGGACGCTGTTGTGCAGGGCTTGCTCAAATCCATCTTTGATCAGACTGGTCATTACACCAGTTTTGATTGTATCGTTGGAACTGATCTTAAACGCGCCTTTACTGGCCTGCTTGGGACAACGAGCCTGACAACGACTTCGACTGTTGGTGTAACTGGCGCTGGCGCAACGAAGGTGCAGACTTTCCAGCGCGATGCTGCTGCTGACACCTACATTCAGTCGCTGGATGTGTTCCAAGGTGACTTTGGCACGGTTCGCCTGCATCCTACCACGTTTATCGGGACCGTGTCTGGCACGACCTACACGCCCACGGCGTTTAAGGGGCTTGTGCTTGACATGAACCTGCTCGAAGTCCGTTATGGCGGAAACGTGGCTCAGGTTACTCCGTTGCAGG